GGGACATGGTCATAGTAAGAAGGATATTGTTCGCAAGACAAGTGCGCTGGGTATGCTAACTAGAGACCCCCCGGTACTCCTACAAACTCCAGAAATATTTTGGTTTCGACCCTTTGATTTTCTGGGCGACGGACGGGCTGTCGTGAACCAAGCCCCTTCAGGTCTTGGCCCTTCGGGCTTCCATCCCTGTCGCACCGCTCTCAGGGATTTTTCATCCCTGCCGCTCAGGCAAACCCTGAACAAACGAAGTACGTTTGATCCTTTTTGGAACGACGTATCAACCCTCACCTGACACCGTCGTGCGTGCGGTGGCGCGCGCGACGAGCTTTCAGGTGGGCTAGATTCGCCGTGTCGGATTCGGCTGCGCCTTACCTCCGCATCAAGGCAGAAGGAACCATCTGAATCGTCCGTCTTTGCGACAGTCACAGAGGGCACGAGCGTGTTGATTGAAGAAGTCGTGCCCGACTGCACTGTCACACGACGGACGATGCACACCCGACCACGCTCCCGCTTTTGTGGTCTAAACCATATGTATCAAATAGATTAGTTGTAGGGTTGGTGTGCATTCCCTTGCGCCAAGGACATATCAAACGACGTGGAATAGATTTCGGGACGACGGGAACGCCGTCGTCTGTTAACCGAAATCACGACGCGATAATCCCCTGCGAAACAACGCAACATCACGCAACGGTTAAGGTGCTCGACAACAGAGCCATACCGTCTCTGTTCTCTCGCGCTTTATTAGTGTTCCGTTGCCCTGTGACGTAGCATCGTTTCTTGCGCAAGCGTTGAAACAATTCGTCACCTCGGTAACGAATTGTGTCAAGGGATCATTAAGACACGTCGTCCACGTTTGATCTACTGAAGATGTATCAAAAGATACGAAGAAGTAACCATCAAATCGAAAGGAAACAAGATGGATATTCAACTAAGTGTTCAAGATATAGCTGACCAGGTTAAAGTCATCAACACAAGGCTAAAAGCCCTTGAGTATTACTTTACGTTCTTTAAGACAGAAATTACGGGAGAACGTCTAATATGCTCATTAGATCATCGGGGTCTAAAGGGGGATGATTGTCATTTTGAAAGTTGGAGGTTCAACTTCGACGGCGACTACAATGACCACGATTCAATCGGTCATATGTTCGTCGAGATCAACGACTTCATCAGCAACATGCCAACAGGAGACAATCTCAAGAAAAGGTCACTTGTCCGCAAGCTGGAGGAAGTTAAACTCATGACCGAAGATCTCGACATCAACGTAGACATCGTGAACCCCTTCATAACGATCATGAACGAACTTGCAACCAATGCGATCACACATCGTAAGTCAACGGAGACCGCAGCTTGATCGAACCAATCAACATGTTCCACACGCCTAGCGACTGGGATGAGTTGATGGATTGGGTGAACCGACACAATAAGAAGGATCGCCCACATCTACTCACCGCATCAGCCATGGGTTGGAACCTAGCATGTAAGGAGAATGAACATGCACATAGCATCCGTACTCAAGAGAAAACTAAAGGAGATACGAGTGAACCTTGATAATGCACGAGCAGCCCTTGAAGAAGTATCCGACGATCTGCTGCTCGAAGACTGCTGGTTAGAGTGCTATCACGACAATCATGCTGTTCTGCAAGAGGCGATCGACTATGATATTCTTGCTAAACTACACAACATCGATCAATCGCTCAAAGACTGGACAGGAGAAAAAATATGAGAGCAGAACGTACTGACTGGGGCAATGGCCACATGTGGACACTGTACGAAACGGTTGGCGGAGAACTTCTTCGCCAGCAATACATATACAGCGTACCGTTTTGCGAGGACACCTGTCGTTCCAAAAAGGACGCGACCAATCAGTTCCGACGCTACCTTGCGGAGCACAAACGCGAGATGCTGGAAACTATTTACCGCTACCGTCAGTACGGGCGGTAAAGATAAACAAACTGAAGGGGGCTTCGGCTCCCTTCTTCAACATGAAAGGAAAACAAATGCCTAATATAAAAGACAACATGCACACTTGGGATAACGATCAAATCCGCGACTACTACGACCAGAACCCTAACCTCACAATCCTAACATATGCAGGTATGTTGGGACTAACAGGAGGTGAACTCAAAGACATCCTCATGACGGACGGCAGCGCTGTCGATAAAGAAGAGGAAGCTACAGCAGAAGCAATGTTTCAAACCGAGGCCAGAACAACTCGGAACTATTGGTAAACTTAACGGGAGGGGGCTTCGGCTCCCTTCCTCAACACGAAAGGAGTAAACAAATGGATAACATGAAAGCAATCGATATCATCGAAGGACATTACGACGATCTTGAAGAACATGAGTACATCTCAGCATGGCAACACCTGATCGATAACGGTCTGGTGTGGTGGCAGTTACAGGGATCTTTTGGTCGAATGGCAGCTAGGTTGATAGCAGACGGAGTGTGTACAAAATAAGGAAGGGGGGCTTCGGCTCCCTTTTTTACTACTATCATAATTGAGTCCTCGTTCCTCGGACGCTTTATAATGTAAAAAGATAAAAACGCAGCGCGTGGGGCCGCAGGGCTTACGTGCTGCGAGCCAGCAAACGGGCCGCGTGGGGCCGCAGGGCCATGAACATAGAACAAACATCCCCGAAAATTTGCCCCTCAACACCGCCCATCCCATGCTGTTTGAGACACGGACCCTGATCACCGCTGAACAAATGTAGCTGCTTGGTCGTGAGGCTCTTAGCCAAGAAGTAACTTGCACCACCATTGGCAAAATAAGCCATATGCCACGCGATCTGATGAGGTGTTAAATTTAGCCCATTGTGTTTAGTTGTTTTCAATTCCAACCACAAAGGCACCCCGTCCAAAACCATGTGAACATCAGGAACACCGCCGCCATGTTTGTTCTCAATGCGTGTTGCAAAAGACTTTTTAGGTAGATTTTTTCTGATCGTGGTCCAAAAGTTCGCCTCCGGCCCCTTGCTCATTTGGTGTGATGTCCTTGTAACTGGCCTCAATCTCAAAGGCTTGCGGGTAAACTTTTCGCAGGTTATCCAACCTGGCGACGATTTGCTCTCTGGTCATCTGATCAACCGTGTTGATGTTTTCTCTTCGATCAATAGTCAAACCACCCAACGCTGATCGTATTTTCTCAGCATTGATTGCGGCTGAGAAGTGCCCAGCTTCCTCTGCACCTAGCGAAAGTTTTTGTAAACGTTCAAGCTGACCGATAGTTGTGACGCCGTAACGCCGCTCTCGTTCCTCTCTTAACTCTTCAATATACTCCACCACATGCGGGTAGTCTTTTCCATTCAACAACACGGATGCTCGTTCGTTGGCTAAGTCAGGGGTGAACCCAGCTTGACGAGCCGCCTCTGCATTACTGTAAATGCCTTCGACGATCAGCCGGGCAAAAGTCATTTGCCGCGTTGTCAGTTTTCTTTTATGTTTTCTCTCTATTTCTCTCTTTGCCACTGAACACACCTCACATAAAACAAGTGTATTCTAAGCGTGTTCAAAGCGTGTGTAAATATAGTCATTTTTACCCCCTATACACGTTTAAGGCGAAAACCAAAACCCGGATCAGAGCATTACGTGTAAAGTCAATAGACTGAACACACCTGAAACGTGTTCGAATACGCTCTGAACACGGTAGAACATCGACCCTCAACCCCTTGTATATAAACAACAATCAGAGTTTGAACACGCTGAACACGCTCAAGAGACGTTTTTCAAAAAAAAAAAAAACGGAAGGGGGGGGGTAAATAGCGTATTAAGAGAAGTTTTTTTTATCTTTTTTATCAAAACAACTTGACAAAGATTTGCCCGTGTGATTTAAGAATTTTACACAAACAAACAGAAAGGAAGTAACAATGAGAAAAGAAACACACAATATCGCAACAGCGTTTAGCCGTGGTCTATCTGCCAGAGGTGCACGGACCGAGACTGATGGGACGCATGTTTGGTTGCATGGTAATTTGATTGCGTGGCGCAAGCCTGGTGGGACTATTTGTTTTACTTTGGCTGGTTGGCCTACGGTTACGACTCGTGAGCGTTTGAATGGTTTATTGATTATTCTTGGTTATGGGGCTGAGTTTGGTGTTTACCAGCGCAAGGGTCGCCAGTGGCTTTGCCGTGTTGGTATGGATGACGTTGAAATTGGTGATGATGAGGTTTTCACTACGGATTGTTTGAACATGTATCGTCGGGAGGTTGCGTGATGGCACATTTTACGGTGTTTAGGAAGAGTGGTACGTGGCGCATTCAGCAGGGTATGGGGGGTTTGAATGCGTTTGGTGAAAGCTTGGCGATATCAACTCGGCACAGGACCAAGCGTTTAGCGTTGGACAAGTTGGGTCGCACCATGGAGTTACATGCCAAGCACTTCAAAGAGGGTTCCACGTATGATGTTTATACGGCTAACGGCAATTATGATTACGGAGGGATTTTTGCACTGGATACACCGGGGGGAGAGGTATGAAGATACGAGTAGAGGCGACACAGAAGCTATTTACTTTTGTAGATGTTGAGGTGCCTGATGAGATTGTGAAGGACAATGACGTTGCTGCATGGATCGATGAAAACATGGATTACTTTGATTGGAAAGATCAAGATAGCGATTTCAATTGGGACAGTTGGGATCGGTTATGATGGAGCGGATTACGTGCCCGGTTTGTTGTGGTGATGGTCAGTTGGAGTATGAGATCACCAGGCCGCAAAGTTTTACTCGTGATGTAGGTTACATAGACACTGTTTGGGATGAGTGTTTGGAGTGTCATGGCGAGGGTGAGGTTGAAGCGGAGGAAACGCCATGAAAAAGATAGAATTTAATTAAACAGGAGAAAGGAGAAGTTCGAATGAAAAAGGTACAACCACAGGAGGCGTCACTGGACATTCAGCCATTGAAGCAGGGGCGTTTAAGGTTAAGGATGATGGGTCAGACCCCGTTATATTTTAACAGCATGAGCAGCAAGTCTATGCGTGATT